ATTAGATATTAACGCCTGACCCGTGACACCGGCCGCAGTGAAGAGTGTGTCGTCTGTGCCGTTTTGGTACACCACCTGACCGCCACCAGAGCCGCCCGCTAGGTCCGCCGCCGTGATGGCCGCTGGTGCAACCACCCAGTTGTATGCCGAGCCGCTCCAACCAAGCACGTAGCCTGTTACAGGGGCATCCACGTTGCTGAAACCACCCGCGCCGTTGCCGTACAACAGCCTTGTGCCAGAGGTGGGCGCCGCAAAGTCAGTGCCGGCCACAGCGGCTGTGAACTGTGACGTGCCGTTGCCCTTGACAATACCTGTCAGCGTGCCAACCCCAGTGCCGCCGTTTGTCACGGCAAGCGTGCCGGCAAGGGTAATGGTGCCAGACGTTGTAATAGGGCCGCCAGAGGTCGTTAAACCCGTTGTGCCGCCCGACACGGCCACACTAGACACGGTGGCAGAGGACGACGCAGAAGAGGCCAGCAGGGTCACAACACCCGCGCTGTTCTTGGCGTACAGCTTCATGTCGGCGGTGTTAAGCGCCAACTCACCTGCAATCAAGTTGCCCGCAGAGGGCGTGTTTGTGGCTGTACTGGAGTAGTACAGTTGAATGGGGGTAAAGCCTGCTTGTGCCATATTTATTTGGTGTAGTAGCTGATGTTAGGCCTGAAATAGATCGGGGACTTGTCGCGGTCCTCTTCTTCTGCGGTAAGCGTGGCCTCTGCGGCGTCTTGCTTGAGCATCTGAATTCGCGCGGGGTCAATGCCCGGCAACAGCTTGGACAGGCGGTGTGACAGTTGGCCCTGAATAGCAGGCACCCAACGGTCTGGAATGGCGATCTCGTTTGTGAGGCGACCCACGTCTTGGGGTTGCATCTCAAGGACAAACTGGAACGCTTGGAACGCGTCCTGTGGCACTGGCCACATGTTGGCAACCGGGGTGACCTGACGGTCGAACCAGAACTGCAGTGAGCGCTGGCCCAAGAAGTCTTTGTTTGGCAGGCTGAAGTAGTCGTTGCGGTTCAGGCGCGCGATAGGCACGTCTTGCTGTACCGAGGCCAGTGACAGTGCCTTGACCGTCACGGTGCTGGCAGAGGCGTTACGAAAGCGCCAGTACTTGGCCAAAGGAGAGCCGTCAATCTGTGAGTAACCCCACTTGTTGATCACGCCGTTGGTCACGGTGGTGATTGGAACCCACGTGATGTTGTCAAAGCTGTACTCAACGCTCAGTGTAATGCCGCTGTCCTTGGACAAGAAACCGGCACTTAGGAAACGGTAGCCGTCTTCAAAGTAGGCCTGCGCAGAAGCGCCGGCCAAGATGGAATAGTCAATCTCTGTGGACGTCGTGTTGAACGCGCCGTACACGTTGTCTGTTGTGGTGCTGGGCCGCGTCATGAGGCGGTAGTTGGCCTCGCGCACGTCCACGGTGCCCACGGGCATGGTGTACTCTCGGGTCTGCGCCAAACTGCCAAACACAATGTACTCAAGCAACCACAGATTCACACCGCGGTTTGACAGGTTGATCAGGATGTACCACAGCGCCTGACGGGCCGCGTTGATGTACTCCGGTGTCAACTCCTCTGACAGTTTGCCCGCTTCTTTGTAGGCAAACGAAATCAACTGGTCAACCGTTATCGTGGTTTGACCCGTTGTGTTAGAGGTGTTACTGTAGTTACTTGCCATTATTTTTTCTTAACGCGCTCTGGAAGTTTCTTCTGAGCAGGACCGGCCTTAACAAACTCTTTGCCAACGGAGGGCTTGATGCCCACCTTCTTGGCAAACTCAGGGGAGTGAGCCACCCCCTGCATCAAACGCTCTTGCGATTTTGATCTAATTGGCAAAATTTGTCTCCTGTATTCTTTTACTGTTTATTCCACCAAATAAAAAACTTGCTTCCTTGTGAATTGTTTTATGACAAGGTTCACAAACCGTAAGCCCATTATTTACATCATATTGCAAAAAAGCAAAAAGCGAATACGGTGCTTTATGGTGGGCATTAAGTTTTCCACCAATTTGACCACATTCTTGACAAGTGTATTTATCTCTATTAAACACACTTTTTCTCCAAGCTGTCATTTCTGGACGAAGCCGACCTTTTAACTTTGATCTATCTTCAATCCAATTTGGATGATTTTTACCGTAATGTACTTTTTTAGCGTTTACTTCAGGAGTATTATTTTTTTCCCAAAGCGGGCGCATATTTTTGTTTTTTCCATTGAGCTTTGCACAACAAGATCTACTACAAAAAATCTTTCGTTCAATATCTCGCGTATTATTTAATATAAGCTCAATCCCACATTCTTTACATGTTTTTTTAACACTACGAAATTGAAATTGTTTTAGCGAACGCATTTAGCACTTACCGCCGCCCATGTAACTACGCACGGTGCCCTTGGCCTTCTTGGCACGGCCACCCTTTTTCAGCTTGGACAGGTCTGTCTTCTCGCCGGGGTGCTCTTGTTTGTCGTGCATCTGAAACGCTTTTTTAACAACCTTCTTGTCCTGCGCCATGTCAGCGGACTCAGACTCGTAGTTCTTCTTAGAGTGGTCAATGCGGGGTTTGTAACTAGAAGCCATCTTATTTCCTTTTTGTTTTTGCAGAATCTCTAAAAGCCTGCGCTGTTGGGGCACCCTTGGTGCCGGGTTTTCTCATTGTCTCAACAGGACGCCCTTCGGCTTTTTGCTTTTTGATGCGTTCCTGTTTAGCGTGAACGTTGGCATATAGTCCGGGTTTCATTAGCAGTTCCAGCTCTTGAGTGACGCCTTTGCACGCTCTGCTGGACCCTTGGCTTTAGCAACCACACCCTCCATGCGCGCACAAAAACTTGCCTTACGGCCTGCGTCCGCCTTGGTCTTGGGGTTGGGCGCAGGAGGTTTTAAGTTTGAATTATTCTTGGCGTTGTACTCGGCACGGCCCTTGGCCGTCATGCCCGCACCCTTGTCGGTGGGGTTGTACGTCTTGTCTTTGCCAGTGGTTTTACGGGCAATCGGTTTGTCGTGTTCTCGTGCCATAGTGTTACGCTCCTATATGTAATTACCCATCAAAACGGGTGTTTTCGCCCTAAGATAAAAAGAGCGCTTTTTCAGCTTTTCGCCTCTTTACAAGGCCCGGGAGCTCCTTGCCGCCGCCCATGGTCCACTGCATGAACGCCTCTGCGGCGCCCTCCCACTCCTGCCGGTTGGCCTTCATCCGAATAGTAGAGCGCTGAAAATTACCCAGTCCGGCATTAAAGGCAAAGCTGACGCACGCGTCGAAAGCCCCTTGACGACCAAGTACAGTGGGAGCAAGTCTAAGAACACCGCGTTCAAAACCAGCGACGTCATCCTCGAATAGTTTGTTGGTTTCATCTTTTGACCAGACACGGTTGTCCTCCGCACGCAGTGGATACTCACTGCGGATCATGCCAGTATACCCCTCTTTGCGCACCATGGGAAGCCTAATCTGCTCCTGATACAGTACGTGGCCGTAGCCAATGGTCCAGATGTGGGCGGGGCACAGGTACGGTTTGTTCCTGTAGCCCTCGTACTGGTGCATCAGGTTAGCGCCAGCCTCGCTCAGTTTCATTTCTTAGCCCAGCTACGTGATCCAAACCAGAAACCAATAATGCCCCCTAGCATGGCCATCTCGTCGGTAGAGAAGATGATCTCAGACAGGCGGATCAGGTCGTCCATGTTGGTCACCAGACTGGGGCGGCTGTACACGTAGTACGCGATCCACGCGTTGATGGCACACAGCTCAAGCACAAAGATGTACGTCACCATGGGGCGCACGGTGCCCACAAAGTTGGCCACCCACGTGCTGGCTTTTTCCAACACCTTCTTGTCGTGGTCGTAGGCCGCCACGGTCATCTGCGCGTCGGTCTCCATGGCGATCTGGTCGGTGCGGATCTCTTCAACGCGCTGTTGCGCCGCAAACCCCTGCGCGGCCATTTGTAACTCTCGCTCGGTCTGTATTTGGGCCAAGGCCAGCTCGTGTTTTTGGTCGGCCTTGTTCTGGAAGTATTCCAGCAGTTTGGGCAGGCCAGAGATTAACAGGCCTCCGAGTGTTGACAATAATGAGAGCATTATCCTAGTCCTATCTTTTCTAAAAGTGTATTCACAATACGGTCTGAAATAAAGTTTGGCAGTACCACAATGAGGTCTAAAAACAAGTTAGCCGCCCACCACGCGCCGACAATCTTGAACGCCATGTCGGCTGTCTT